ACGCGGTCATCGTCGCGGAGGTCGTAGGCGAAGGGGAGTTCCTTGTCGAAACGATCGACGCAGGCGGCGACGTATTTCACGATGTCTCCGTCGGCGCGCTCGAATTCATCGTCGCAGATTTGCGATGCCTTGCGCTCGTTGTCCTCGAACGAGGTGTCGCGCGGCTCCAACATCGAGAGGAATGAGATTTGGTCGGTCATTCCTTACCTCCTGCTGTTCTCGTACTTGAACATCTGGAACATATCGGGCTCGAAACTCGCTAGAACCTTGTCTTTTGCCGCGTTGAAAAAGTTTCTGTCAACCTCGAACCCGAACGACTTGCGGCTCATCTTCTGCGCTGCGAGCAACGTGCTACCACTTCCGCAGCACGGGTCGATGACAACTTCGCCCTCGTCCGAGAAAATGCTTATAAGGCGTTGCAGTAGTTCAACGGGCTTTTGTGTCGGGTGGATTTTCGGCGTTTCTGTATCGCGTTTCCAGTCCATGCAGTTGAAAATCATCTTGCCGTTGTTGTTAAATTTCGGTAACTTGTTTCGGTAGAAAATGAGACCGTATTCGCAGTTGCCGACCACCTTCATGTTCGCTTTCAGCACTTGCGCGGAGAAGTCCTTTCTGAACACCAGATTGATGTAGTTCGGGAGCCCGTATTGCTTGCCGAGTTCGATGAACTTGAATTGCTGCTCGAACTCGCAGAACAAAATCATGCAGGGAGCCTTCCCGCTTTCCTTCGGCTCCTTTACGAGCATCTTGGAGCAGAAGTGCATGAATTCTGCGGGTCTAAATTCGTTCTCGGAATTGAAAAACTTTTTTCCTGCCTTGTCGCTCTCTCCGTTCCTGTTGTCGCCGTCAACGTACCACGACGGATTGGAGCCGTATGCGTTCGTGCCGAGGTTGTAAGGTACATCGGCGATGATGAGTTGCGCCTTCGGGATTTGGTACACCTTGTAGTTCTGGAATGAATCCCGATAAAGGTGCATATCGTATTTGTGCCATTCGTTGTTCATTTTTTGTTCATTTTCCTTTCGTTCAAAATCTCCCGCAGGGGCATGAGTTTCGCGAGTACGTTGCTTATTCAGTAGGAAAAAGGTTAATCGCAAAAAACAATGGAGTCCCCCTGCGGTTTCTGGCAATCGTTTGTTCATGCCATACTTGGCGACCCGCGCGGGGCTGTGTGAAGGGGATTCAGTGTTGTGGTATTCCCACCCCGCACGGGTCTTAAACTTGTGGGCGTTGTTTTACCGAGGTGCGTGACCGCGCCCAATCCTCGAAATATGCCGGACTCCTTCTAGGGAGTTCCCCACTCTTGCAGACCGCTGTGGTGCGGGACATAGACCTTACTGCAAGTGGTCGACTTTATTGAGTTCGTTTGTGCCTATCGTGTAGGTTTGGCAGTAGCCCCGATTGCGGGAATAAGAGCCGTCACAACACAATGGTTGCAAACTTCACGCCTTCTTTATCTAAGAGCCTCAAGACCTTTGGAATCCGTGCGAATAGAGACGAATCTCGTTGTCAAAATGCCCCTTCGGTAAAGAAGGAGTCCACACCTGAATCCGTGGGTGGGCCTCGTTCGCAGGCACTCGCCTGCTAGTGGCACTCGCGGAATCGAACCGCGACTTTGTGGCGGGGAAAATGAACTAAACCGCCAACCGACAACCGAGTGTGCCATGTTGCCGTGCTTTCGCGACTACCCCGCACGGCGAAGGGACAAACAAGGGCGGGTCAGGCCCCGTCGCTCGCCCTAGAAGGGCAAATCCTCGTCAGGGCTTGCGTACTGCGCTGCGTCCACCCTTCCGGCCTTCTGCGCGGGTTTCTGCGCCGTCGCGGCAGGCTTGGGGCTGTTGCGGAGCAGGGCGTTGTACTTCGCCACCACGGCGCGCGCCTGGTTCGCGTCCATAGCCTTCACACCGCGGTTCGCGAAGTGTCCGGGCTTGTTCACGAAGCGCACCTTCTCGTAGTCGTTGCCCTCGTAGGTCTCGACCTCGGTCGTGATTTCAACCTCCACGCCTTCGAGATCGTTGCCGTCGTTGAGCGTGGCGAAGTCCATGCCCTGCCAGCCGATGTCGCGCAGGGTCTTGATGGTGTTCTGCGCCGAGTTGTCGGTCAGCCACAAGTCCGCGTAGAACGTCTTGTCGCAGGAGTTGCCGTCATCGAGGCAGGTGGTCGCCTTGATGCACAGCTTGACCGATGGCGTGTGGTTGTTCTTGGACTCGGCGAGCCCGTGGGAAGTGATGATGCCGGAGTAATTAGCCATTGTCGGCCTCCTTGATTGCGTTCTTTACGTTGTTGAGTACCTTCTGCAAGTCCACGACGGAGCGGGGAGTCTCGAGCCACTTGAGCGTCTTGTCGGCCTTGTCCTTCGGCAGACGTTCCAGGAGTCCGCGCAGCTCGATTTCTGCCGCCTTCGCGTCACCACCGTTGCCGTCCATGGCCGAGAGGATGGCGAGCATATCGAGCGGCATCTGCTCGGGGAGTCCGTAGCGGTTCTTTGCGTCCCACGCGGCGGAGTGCGTTGTCTCCACGACGCGGGTGCTGCCACCGTATGCCTTGACCTTGCCGTCCTTGTTCTCAACGAAGGTTTCGAAACGAGCGAAAAGCACCGCGTCTGCCCATTCCTTGAAGATGCCGCCCACCTTCGCGTTCAGCTTGCTCTCGAAGTGGTCGTAGTCATCGCCCAGCACGTTCTGCACCTTGCGGAGCTGCGAGTGCGAGAGTAGCAGGATGTTGAGCCCCGCACGGTTTACCTTGTCGAGGGCGACGAGCAGCTTGCGCGCCTCCTGCTGCGCGAGGACATAGCCCTTGCCGTAGCCGAATCCCTCGATGTTCTTCTGCTTGCCCTCGGCGCACACGTGGGCATAGAGCATAGGCTCGACCCAGTCCAAAGTATCGATAACGAGCGTGCGGAAGTCGCCCGGAGTCTGCGCAAGTTCCTCGCAGAAGTCGAGGATGTCCTTCCACGATTCGGGCGTGAAGTTGGGGATGCCGTCGAACTGCGGTCCGACAAGGCCGGACTCGCCACACACGAAGATGGGGTTCGGCATCGACGCGCCTGCGGTGGACTTGCCCACGCCCTCCACGCCGATGAGCATAATCTTCGGCGGCAACTTGGTCGGGCCTTTCTTGATTCTTTGCAAAATGTTGTTCATTTTTTGCTCCTTGTTATGTTGTTAAAAGGCTTTAGGATTTTCGACAAGGTTTTGCAAACTGAAAAGGTCGTTTTCGGTTTTCTTGATGCGCGGTTTCTTGTTCTCTCCGTAGCGATAAGAAGGCACATATTTTTTGAACATCAATTCCAGATGTTCTGCCACCTTGATAACCTTTTTTGTTTCTTGCTCGGTCGGCTTGACATTGTGAACCTTGCAGAAGTCGGTAAAGAGCTTACGAGCCTTCGCAGTTGCAGGCCAAAGATTATCGATGACGCGGTTTTTCTCAACGATAACCTTGTCTTTTTCATCGACCTCTTTTCTCAAGCGTTCGATTTCTTCTTGCAGTTTTTTGATTCGGTCTTTAAGGTTGTTTGTCATTTTAGCCTCGCTTTGTTTTGGTTGTTAAAGTTCTTCGTTCGCGGTTTCAGCCTTGCGGAAAAGGTTCACATCGTCAAGGCTCGCGCATCCCGTGCACACGTCGAAGTATTCGCATTGCCCGTACATGTAGCAGGCGTTCGGGTTGCGGCTCCACCGTCCGATGCGTTCGGCATCAGCAATTTCGCGACCCACGGCCCACATATCGAACAAGTAGTCGGAGAGGTCGCTTTCGCTGCGCACCACCTCGACGCGCTGGAAGTAGTAGTCGGGGTGTTTCGCGATGTCTGCCATCAGGCGCGATTCCCATTCGTGCGGGTCTTCGTCGCGCACCATAAGGACAATGCCGTCCTCGGCGGATGCCGTCTGCCTCGGTTTCCCATTCTTGTTGTAAGCGCGTTCTCCGCTCGCCTCGTACACGGCAATCTTGAGCCCGTTTTCGTCAAGAACGGGTATGCTCGAAGATGGTTTGATGGTCGGCTTGCGGATGACATCGTAGAGGCACACGTCCACATCGTAGCCGAGCGTGGATGCGCCAACGTAGTAGCCGGACACCTGCCCGTCGATCGGGAGCTTCTTCCAGTAGTCCGAACCGGGTCCGATGTCCTGCGAGGTGGTCTTGTGTTCAACGATGATGTGCTTGCCCGTCGCCTTGTCCTTCGCGATGGCGTCAATCTTTCCGGCGAGCACCCACGTCTTGCTCACGCCTCCCGTCTCGGGGTTCATCAGCGGGGCCTCGAATCCGAACTCCGCGCCGACGCGTTCGTACTTTTCCGCGTCGCTCTGCTCCCACTTGGCCTTGTAGCCCTCGAAGAGGCAGCGCAGCGTCACGTCGGTGTAGTCGTCGCCCGTGAGCACCATCGTCTCCTGGCCGCCCCAATAAGCCTCCAGGAGCGCGTGCATCGCCGTTCCGAACGTGAGAGCGTCCGATGCCTTAGCCGGACGAATCAGGTCAACGTAGGCGATTTTGTAGGCACGGTGGCAGGCGTTGAACTTGCTGCGCATCGAGTTTGTAAGTTTACGCTGTTCCATCATGCCTCCTCTGCCGCGTCGATGGCGGCGATTTCCATGCAGTTTTCCAAATCGCGCATCGTGCTCTGGACTCCGAGACGGGCGATGCAGTATGCGCGCACCTGTGTCTCGGTGGGCATCTTGCCTTCCACGATAAGGTCTGCGATTACCTCGGCAGCGGCCTTCTTGGTTCGCTGCGCGTCCTCTACGCAGTCGATGAGTATCTCTAGGTCTCGGCGCGTCATCTAGCCCTCCAGCGCGCCAACGAGGGCGTAGAAAAAGAGCAGGCCAAAAGGCAGGGCGACCGCGAGAGCCATCTCGCCCAAAGTCATGTGTGCCTGCGGCTTGTATTCGTTGACGACGATTTCGCCGTCGTGGATGCCGTCTTGTGCGCGTTCGCGCCTGAAGTGGAGTTCGTTGTCGTTCATTTTTTCCTCGCTTGGTTAGTAAGTTCTTGCAAGCATCCGCGCCGTCCATGCTGCGGTTGCGAAGTCGCAGCCACCCTTGCGGATGCGTAGAATCTCCGCCTGCACCTTCGGGTTGGATGCCGCCTCGCCGGAGCAGGTGATGAAGGCGCGTTCGCGGTCGCCGGTGACGGTGAAGGTGCTGCGGGATTTGAGGCTCTTGTATTCGTCTGTCATTATTCCTCCACCATGTTGTGAATCTTCATCAAGGCATACACGCGCCTAATCTCTGCTTCAACATCTTCGCATCCGACCCTCTTGAGCGATTCCTTCACAGCACCTCTGCGATGCTTTATCGCGATGGCGACGGCGATGGGATGCGGGTAGTTGTCCGGGCTGCATCCGTTTCGGTATGCGTTACCGCGATTCCAGGTGCGCGTATTCACGCACGCGCCATCGCAGAACCTCTCGACGGCAGGCGTGATGTACGAAAGAAAAGCGTTTGCTTCGCCAGCGTTCTCGTAGACGGCATGGCGACCATCGCCCGAACCCTTGAACGAGAGTTTTGTCGCTTCGCAGAATTTCTCGTAGCAGCCCGTAAGCATACAATAGAGCGAAATGGTGCGGTTACGGTTGAGTGTTTTTATGTCTAGCATTTGATGCCCTCCGCTACCATCTTGACGGCAACATTGTCGCACTTGTTTTCTTTCGGCGCGATGACCTTCTGCATACTCTTGTAGATGTTGTCAAGTTCCACGAACTCCGGCAGGGCGCGCAGTTCCTTGTCCTCTGGCTTCGGGAGCCATCCGTAGGACGGCGAAAAGTAGTTTGCGCAGTAGTTGACACACCACTCCAAATCACCCACGCTTACGGCGTGAGGAGCCATATTCTTGTCCTCGTGCATCTTGTGCGCGTCTCGGAATGCTTCGGCCATTCTGCGCGTCGTGATTGGCAACTTGTCAATCTCGAGAATCATGAACGCGAGATGCTCCGGCGTGAGTTCCCGGTTATGCTTCATGTGGTCGAGCTGCACGAGCGTCTTGATGACATTCAGGCGCAGGGCTTTCGCTAGTTCATTGACTCTATCCTGCATCTTATACCACCTTCGTGAAATTGGAGTAGTAGTCGCGCACCATCTTCGCTTGACGATCGAGGTCTTGCTGCTTGAACGATTTGGGCGCGTTGTCGGCGTTCTTTTCGCCTTCCTTGTCCTTGCGCCTGCCCCAATTCAGCAACGTTGCATAATGGCTCTTGTACCGTTTCCCGCTGCTCGCGAGATACGATGACAACTCCTCGATTAGCGCGTTCGCCCGTTCAGCACCCACCGCCTGCACGAACTTCTCGAACTCGGCGGTCGTCATCTTGACGTTGCCGAACTCGCCGTATGAGTTCTGCGGCGGTGTGGTGCGGGAGGGCTTGCTAGTTGCCCTCCCGTCCACGGGTCGTTCGTCCTTATCGGTCAGGCCGTCGAGAGTCTCGGTGTCGGCAGATGTAGCGGATTCCAGGTTGCCAGCGTTGTCGCTGTCGGATTTGTTTTCCATATCCTCGCGGGTAGTGGCATCTGCCGACAAGTTCTTTGCGCGACGAATATTGTCACAAATAGTCTTTACGCGTTCCTCGCCGTACTTCTCGACGAGTCGCTTGTTCACATCCTCGCTCGATGCGTCCGCGCCCAATTCCTTGATGACTGCGGCCTTCATCTTCTTGATGGACTGCGAGGCGCGATAACCTTCTGCCTCGACGATGAGACTCATCGCGAACGGGTGCGGGTTGTCGTTCGTTCCCCAGCATCCGAGCGTGTACTCGAACTCGCGCACCCATTGTGCGCAAGCCTTGTCATCGTAGATGACCTTGTGCAGTTCGCGGCGCAGGGCGGTTGTGTCCAATTGGACTTTCATTATTCCTCGCCGTTGCGTTCGAGTTTTTCGCAGACGGAGCGCATCGTTTCTGCCGAGTGCGCGAATCCAGCCTGGTCGAGTTCCGACTTGGCGTTCTTTGCCTTTGCCTCGAAATCAGCCAATGCAGCACGCGCCACGTTGACGAGCAAGGACTTTTCTTCTATCTTGAATCTAAAACCGGCCATAAAGCTCCTTGTATGGAGCATGGCTGCCGACGCGTAATTAGTGGTTTAAATATTCCGCATTATCGGCAACGATGCTATACCCCAATTATACAATAATTTTGACCCAAAAGCAACATTATTTTTGTAAAATATTGCTTTACATACGCATTTGGTTTACATAAAAAAAGATAACCTAGGTATAACCTAGGTATAACCTAGGTGCCACCTTGCTTGACCTACGTGCCACCTCTTATGTTATGTAGTGTTATGTTTTAATTAAAACATACCATTCCATACCATTACATCCCATTACATTACATTCCATTACATAACATCATTTTATTTAATTTTTATTAAATATTTAAACTTGTCTTTTCCTAGAGGAAAAGATGCCCCCACGCGTTCAAAAAATTTCATGCGCATACTTACCCACCAAAACGCAAAAGAGCCCCCGGAAGGGGCTCTCTGTGCAAGTGCGGGGCTGTCTAGTCGTTTGGACTGTCCTCGTCCTTCTTCGTCAGTTCCTGGAGCATCCTTTCGATTCGGTCTAGGCGTTGCCAGTTCGACGCGTTGTTCTCGAAGAACCGAAGGAGGGCGAAGAACACGTAGAGGATTATGCCCCACACGACGATCGTGCCGACAAGTTCCCAGCTCATTTTGCCTCCTTGTTGACCTTGATGTAGGCGTTCAGCAGCCACCGAACGAAGCCCGACCTGTTCCCCACCTCCGCGACCGGCTCCCCGCCCTCGATGGCCACCGACATCGCCTTCTCGAGCTGCCGGCGGTCGAGCATCAGGTTGATGCGCTCGAAAGGCCTGCCCTTGGATTTCTTGTTCATGCGGTCCTCCTT